ATGGTTCGCTTCCATATAGGAACGACAAACGAATTGGCTTTATCTGACCACGTGTAATCAAGCTCCTCGACACTTCCGTCTTCTCGTTGACGTTGCTCTCTAGCTGAAAAAATCTCTTTCTTCCCTTCCGCGAACCAAATGCCCCAATATCCGGGTCCGGTGGACATCACTAAGTGTCCCATTGTCTCATACCCATTAAGGGCTTCGTCGTCCGTTAAGGCGCGCGCACCCATATCCTGGGGCATACGCGAATTGAAATGAGATATTGCTGCGGTTGTAAATCGCATAGGAGCGACTCTCTGCGCAACTCGCTCGTATTTCTGCGCCCCAGTAAACAAGGGGTGGCGAACCTCGCCAGCGAATTCTACAGCTCGCTTTGCGCTTGGGCAAAAGTTACTAACCCACTCTGGGTGCGCAAAACGGACACCGCCCACATCAATGGGCACATACTTAGTGTTTAGCGGGGTAAACCGTTTAATCTCTTCACCCCAAATAGAGAGAGTTCCCAGTAGCGGCATGGTAGGAGTGTGCCAATAACTCTCCAATACTGGGGGAATAGCATCGAGAGTAGCTCCTTCCATTTCCTCCACCACAAGAGGTTCAACATGGATGGGAGGTTCGTAAACGGCGCGCAAAGCGTTGCGGGCAGTTTCCAAACTCTCGGCAACAATAGGACAAAAACCTACATTGTTAACGTCCCCAATGAGGCCCAGTGTGTGGAAGCCCATGAGGGTGCGCTGCGCATGCTTAGAATAGTGAACATAAGGTCGCCCGCAATCACCATTCTTAGAGAGGGCGGCAGCACGCGCTGTCATGTGGACGCGACCATTATGCGTGTAGTAGTCCTTACAATCTATAAGGACTTTATTAGGTTCATCTCCTCTCTGGTGGCCCAACATCAAACCCCACTGCACTGTTTGGGCATAAAGGGCGAGGTCATGTAGCTTCATGACATGGCCCCATATAGCACGCGCTCCCGTGCATGGTTGTCCATACAGATAGATGAGCCTAGCATCCAACTTCTGGCCCACTATATCCCCGGCTCCTTCCAACTGAATGGAGTTATTAGGACCCACGTCTATAGGCACGTACTCCCCGGATGGAATTCCACGTCTACGTATGTCCATCTCAAATCGCGCAGACGGGTCTTCCTCCCGCCTCACACGCAGAAGCTCCTGGTACCAGTGTTCTGGTATCACGATGTGGTTGGAATCGAGAGCAATCCCCTTAACCTTGCGCCTAGTCTCAGACGCTGCATTAATGAGTCGAACTTCCCTCATATTGTTCTCAATAGCGATATGTCGCTCATCTGCAACTGGGCCCTGCACATTAACGATACCGCCCATAGGCTTAACTCCCATCTTAGCGGGAGCCTTGCCCTTAGCGGCCTTCACACCCTCGTACTGAGGTCCTTGTTCTTCTGCAAGAGGTTTCATTACCGTCTTAAATAGCAAGGAGACCAACTTAACAATAAGGCCCACTGCGACGGCTCCAACCGCAACTACTCCCATCCACTTCAATAAGTAAGCGGCCAAGCCTAACCATTTCCGAGGTGCAGGCCCGTCAGTCTTATTCTCATTGACATCGCGCAAACGCGCGACTACAACGAGGAAAGTCTCCTTCGTAAAGGAATTGTCGCGGAGGATATAACCTGGCTTATCTTTAGCAGCAAGAAATTCCCCTTCGGAGATTCCGTAGTCCTCTAAGCAGTAACGTACCTCGTCTAGGAGGCGATTGGCTTGCTCATGGGTCATCTTATTCCAAGAATCCCATCCACCTACTCCATCCAAGGTGCGAGCCACGAAATTAGTTCGAGCTTCGTGGATTTCGCGCATATCATCAACAGTAACGTCACTCTCATAAAAACGAGGAAGGCGCGGACCTTCTGGGTTATAGTGAGGGTTAACAACACTCAATTGTTCAACTTCCCCCCATCTGCTAAGGGGGCACTGTAATATCCGATCAACGTCCGCAACGCCATCCCAGGAGCTTTCAGCATACTCTTCATCACTATCGCTCTCCATCTGCTCACGCACTAAACGACTCGTGCTTTGAGTTCCCCCAACAGCACTACCCGTCTCATCGTCGCCTTTACTCATGGCGATCATTATATCATCGAAATCGTTCTTGCCTTTCTTTCTACTCTGATAAGCGCCTACTATCTGTTGAACGACCTCGGCAACAGTAACTTCCCCCTTGGCTGTTCCATGGTAAAAGTCGTAGTCGGTAAAAATCCACACATCACTCATACGCCGATACAAAGCTTCAGTGTTAGTGGATTTTCCGGCTCGTAAGTGCGCTATCATAGCAGCGTGGTCGAGAGTTCCGTCCCTCTTCTTAAAGCGATCCTTTACATCACACTGCAAAGCAATCGGGAATCTACGCGCTAGAGCTAAGGGGCTACGGATAGTAACTAAAGTAGAAAAATTTTTAAGATTCGTAGTGCAGCAAACAAAATCTGACGAA